AGCAGAAGATGCGCCTCCTCCACCTGAACCAAAACCTATTCCAGTTACTCTAGCTAAACCAGCAGAATAATTGAATATCAGGTTTTTATAAATATATAAAGTAAATTAAGGAGTTATATCATGGAACATATTCAGACAGCATTACAACACGCTTATCAAGCTAAGCCTTTAGAATTTAAAGATTCTATCATTGCAGCATTAGAAGATAAACTAAGCGATGCATTAGAGATGAAAAAAATGTCAGTTGCCAGTACAGTTTTAACGCAAGATGAACCGTCTTCGGAAGAAGAAGATGAGTCACCAGAAATTTCAGAGGTCAATTCAGATGAAGAGCTTTAAGGATTTTATTCAGTTAGATGAAATTGAACAGCCGAAGTATGCACATGGCAAAGAAGCTAAATTTGCCAAGTCTACATTCATGGCTGAGCCAAAAGATCCAGCAGATCAGCTTAAAACTGGTCCAGAGGAAGTTGGACCTAAAGGTGTAAAAGCTGGTGCAGGAAAACGTAGAGCAGACCAACTTAATAACAAGCAACCTTTTGATGAAAGTGCATACGACATAATCAAAGCTAAGATGAAAGAAGATGTTGACGCAACAGAAGTTCTTTTTAGCCTTTATGAAAATTTAAGCGCAGAAAATCAAGAGATGTTTTTAACTAGATTAGAATCTGATGCTGACGCATTATTAGATTTTGCTACAATTTCAAAGGTAGAATAAAATGGCTGATGCAGTAACAACACAAGTATTAAAAGATCATGCTTCTGCATGGGCAGTAAAGCTAACAAATCTTTCTGACGGAACAGGCGAAACAAACGTTAGAAAAGTTACAGCAAATTCTTTGATCGCAACTAACGGCGACAATTCAACACAGAGATTGACTATCACGAAGATTTTCTGGTCAGTCGCATCTGGAACAAGTTCATTAATGTCTCCTAGAGTTACTATTCTATGGAATGGAACTTCAGCAAACACAGTAGCAGCTACATTAACTGGTTCAGGATATTGGGATTTAGTAACAGGCGGTCAATGTCCAATTACAAATAATGCGGCTAATACAACTGGCGACATTCTATTGTCTACAGTAGGATTTACAGCTAATGCTGCATACACAGTTATTCTAGAAGGTAAGAAGACTTCCGGTTACGTAAGTCGTGAATCAACTGATGACGGCATCTCGCCATAATAAGGAGATAATCGCATGAAGCTAATCACAGAAATTAATGAAGAAGTAAAGATTATCACCGAGCAGAATGAATCGGGTGGTAAGAACTTTTACATTGAAGGCATTTTTATGCAGGCTGAATTGCCTAATAGAAATAACCGTATGTACTCACTTCCAATTCTACAAAAAGAAACGAATAGATATGTAACTGAATTCGTAAATAAGAATCGTGCATATGGAGAATTAGGTCATCCAGATGGTCCTAATATTAATTTGGAAAGAGTATCACACTTGATCAAGAGCTTAAGACAAGAAGGTAATAACTTCATAGGCAAAGCAAAGATCATGGATACTCCTTACGGTAATATCGTAAAGAATTTATTATCTGAAGGCGCAACTATTGGCGTATCTACAAGAGGCATGGGTTCTCTAGTAGAAGGCAAAAATGGTATTAAAATTGTTAAGGACGACTTTCACTTAGCAACAGCAGCAGATATCGTAGCCGATCCTTCTGCACCTGATGCATACGTGCGTGGCATTATGGAAGGCAAAGAGTGGGTTTGGGATAACGGCATAATTAGAGAAGCAGATGTTGTAAAACAAAAAGAAGTCATTCAAGGTTCTTCTAAGAAAAATTTAGAAGAAAATATGATCAAAGTTTTCCAAGATTTCATTTCCAAATTATAACTTGTATAAATAGATATAGTTAAATATCATAAAAAGGAGACTGCTATGACAGTAGAAAACAAACAAGAAGATACTAAAACAGAAGAAATTAACTCTAATGTGCAAGATGACATTACAGCGATTTTCTCTGGCGAAGGTTTATCTGAAGAGTTCAAATCAAATGCAAAGGCTATCTTTGAAGCTGCTATTCTAGCAAAAGTTTCTGAAGAAAGAGCAAAGCTTGATGAAGAATACGAAACTAAACTAGAAGAAGAAATTGATTCTATCAATGAAAGCATGATTACAAAAGTTGACGAATACTTAGAGTATGTTGTTAGCGAATGGATGGAAGAAAATAAACTCGCAGTTGAATCTGGTATCAAAGCAGAATTGGCTGAAGACTTTATGGTGGGATTGAAAAATCTATTCACAGAACACTATGTTGATATTCCAGAAGAAAAGTTAGATGTAATTGAAGAAATCACAGAAAAGCTTCAAGAACTTGAAATTGAGTTGGATAAAGTTGTTACAGAAAATGTACAAATGACTTCCGAAATCAATGAGTACAGAAAAGAGAATATTGTTAATAAAATCTCTGAAGGTCTTACAGATGTACAATCAGCAAAATTAAAAAGTTTAGCTGAAGGTATTGAGTATGTTTCGGATGAAGACTATGAACAAAAACTTTCTTTAACTAAGAAGAAATATTTTGATAGCAAAATCGAAGAAGAAGTTGCTCCAAAAAGCAATAGCTTAGATGGTGATGGCGCAGTAAACTTAGATGAATCTTTTGCTCCAGCAATGAATCACTACGTTCAAAGTATATCGAAAATTGTGAAAAGATAACTTTTTATAAATAATAACAGACAGAGTTCCAATTAATACTCAAGGAGAAAATATATGTCAATCGAATCATTAGTAAAAAAATGGGGTCCAGTTCTAGATCATCCTGACCTAGCATCCATTAAAGACAGTCACAAAAGAGCAGTTGTTTCTCAATTGCTAGAAAACCAAGAAGCTTCATGCCGCGAAAATTCTTCAGGCGGATACCGTGCTCCAGGTTCTCTTCTATCAGAAACAGCGCCAATCAACAGCATGGGCGCATCGTCATCTACACCAGGTGATGGTAACATCGACATTTACGATCCAGTTCTAATCAGCTTGGTTCGCCGTGCAATGCCTAACCTAATCGCATATGATATCTGCGGCGTTCAACCAATGACAGGTCCAACAGGCTTGATCTTTGCTATGCGTTCAAGATATGCTACACAAGGCGGCACAGAAGCGTTGTTTGATGAAGCTAACACAGGTTTCTCTGGTGTTTATGGCGTACAAACAGGCCAATCTCCTGCACTAGCTAACTCAACAAACTACACAGTACAAACAGGTATGACTACAGCTACGGCTGAAGACTTAGGTGCTGGTACAACAATGCGTGAAATGGCTTTCTCTATCGAGAAAGTTTCCGTTACAGCAAAAAGCCGTGCGCTAAAAGCTGAATACACAATGGAATTAGCACAAGACTTGAAAGCAGTTCATGGTTTGGACGCTGAACAAGAATTGGCTAACATTCTTTCTACAGAAATCTTAGCTGAAATTAACCGTGAAGTTGTTCGTCAGATCAACATTACTGCTACTATCGGTGCACAAGAAAACGTAACTACTGCTGGCACATTCGACTTAGACGTTGATGCTAACGGTCGTTGGTCAGTTGAAAAATTCAAGGGTCTAATGTTCCAATTAGAACGTGAATCTAACGCAATTGCTAAAGCAACTCGCCGTGGTAAAGGTAACATCCTAATTTGCTCTTCAGACGTAGCTTCTGCATTGCAAATGGCTGGTGTTCTTGACTACACTCCTGCTTTGACTAATGCACTACAAGTTGACGATACAGGCAATACATTTGCTGGTGTTCTAAACGGTCGTATCAAAGTTTACATCGATCCATATTTCGCTGCAACTTCTGGTACACACTACGCAACAATGGGTTACAAAGGTACTTCAGCATTTGACGCTGGTCTATTCTACTGCCCATACGTTCCTCTACAAATGGTTCGTGCAGTTGGACAAGATTCTTTCCAACCAAAGATTGCGTTCAAGACACGTTATGGTATGGTAGCTAACCCATTCGCAACTTCTGCTGCTGATGGTGCTCTATCGTTCTCTAACAAGAACATCTACTACCGTAGATTCGCAATTGCTAACTTGATGTAATATCAAAAGCTATTGATTGAGCCGAGATACATCGGACACTTAAAAGGGGACTTAAAACGTCCCCTTTTTTTGCTTTATAAATAGACAACAATAACTTATGGAGTATCATCATGGCAGAAACATTTATCAGTCCAGTAAACAAGAGCTTTCTTTCTAACAACAAGTATCAGTTCATTCTCACTAGAATGCCAAACATTGAATTTTTCATTCAGAGCATTACTCTTCCTGCAATGACATTACTTTCAACAGATACGCAAACTCCATTTACTAGAATTTCAATACCATCTAATCAATTAGTATTTGATCCATTGGATGTCACTATTGCACTTGATGAAGATATGAATACATGGTTTGAAGTTTATGATTGGATATATCAGCTAGGCAATCCTACAGGATACGATAAGCTTGGTAATCTTACACGCACTGCTGGACAAAATAATAGTGTCACTTCTGATGCTACGCTAACTATCAAAACTAATTCAAACAATCCGAATGTACGCATCACATTCAAAGACTTGTATCCATCTTCAATATCGAACATTCGATTCACATCTACTGAAGGTCAAGAATTCCTAATAGCAAATATCAACTTCAATTATACAACATATTACGCAGAAAAAGTTGTTTAATATTTGACTTGAGACTAGTATTATGATATAATTAAGAAATTTTATGAGGACAATATATCATGACACTAGACGATATCGCAGCAGAGTGGGCAAAAGATTCCAAAATTGACAAAACAGAATTAGGTGTTGAGTCAATTAGAATTCCAGAACTTCACAGCAAGTATCTGAAAATATTTTTTGATGAACGGAGAAGACTTAAAGGATACCAATTCCAATCTAGAGAAACATATTTGAAAAAGTATGAATACTACAATGGGAAAATGTCAGAAGAAGAGATGAAAGACCTTGGATGGGAACCTTTCATGAAGCGGCTGATGAAGGGTGAAGTAGATTACTACCTTGACGCAGACAGAGATATGATTCAAGAGAAAGCTAAGATTGTCAATCAAGAAGAAAAGATTGATATGGTAGCAGAGATAATTAAGAATCTGAATCAAAGAAACTTTCAGATCAAAAATGCAATAGACTACCTCAAATTTACTAATGGTGTTCAATAATTATAATGAGTGATCAAATTTTTGTAAAGAAGAAGAATGATGCATATGCGTTATGCATTGCAGAACCTTCTGTTGAACGAGAGATGCATGAGTATTTCACGTTCTATGTTCCAGGATACAAATTCATGCCAGCGTTTAGAAACAAACTCTGGGATGGTAAGCTCCGTCTGTACAATATGCAGACAAAAGAAATCTATTACGGATTGATTCCATACATAGCAGCGTTTGCAAAAGAACGTGACTATCCATTTGTCGTAGATGATTCTATTGAACCTGCGGATGACTTTCCTGCTTCTGATGCATTAGAGTTTATTGATACTCTAGCAGTTCCGTTTGAAGTGCGCGACTATCAAATCAAAGCATTCACTTACGCTATAAGAAACCGTAGAGCGTTGTTGCTATCTCCTACTGCATCGGGCAAATCTTTAATCATCTATTTGATCACTAGATACTTAAACAAAAAAACACTTATCATTGTACCCACAATCTCATTAGTAGCACAGCTATATAAAGATTTCAAAGACTACGGATTCGATAGTGATTCTAATATTCACCAAATCATGAGTGGTGCAAGTAAAGATACGGACATGCCAATTGTTATCTCAACATGGCAATCAATCTATAAAATGCCTCAAGAATGGTTTGAAGAATATGATTTAGTCATAGGAGATGAAGCGCATCTATTCAAAGCAAAATCACTAGTTTCTATTTTGACAAATCTACCAGACTGCAAGTATAGATTTGGACTGACTGGTACACTTGATGGTGCGCAGACGCACAAGTTAGTGCTAGAAGGTTTATTTGGTAGTGTGAAGAAAGTTACTAGCACAAAAGAATTGATTGACGATGGCAGACTTGCTAAGTTTAAAATCAAAGCATTGGTGCTTAAATATTCTGAACAGTCATCTAAAGCATGTAAAGGATTTACATACCAAGAAGAGATAGATTACATTGTTACTAAGCATTCTAGAAATCAATTCATTAAAAACTTAGCAGTAAGTTTAAACGGTAATACTCTATTGTTATATCAATTCGTTGACAAACATGGAAAAATACTGTATAATATGATTAAAGATGCTATAGCTGAAGACAGGCCAATATTCTTTGTTCACGGAGATGTTGATGTAGATGAACGTGAAGAAGTCAGAAGAATTACTGAGAATGAATCAAATGCAATTATCGTTGCATCATATGGTACATTCTCTACTGGTATCAACATTAAGAATCTACATAATATCATATTTTCTTCACCAAGTAAAAGTAAGATTCGCACTCTTCAATCGATTGGTCGAGTATTGCGTCTTGGTGATAATAAAGAAGAAGCTATTCTGTTTGATATATCTGATGATATGACATACAAGAGTACTAAGAATTATACATTGGACCACTTTATGGAAAGAATGAAGATATATAATGACGAGAAATTTGATTATAAGATTTATACAATCAATTTAAAGGACTGATACATGCACCAAGAACAACAAGGCCAGTTATCTCTCGATATGTGTAAAGTATTGAAGCTGACAAATGGCGAAACTATCATAGGAGTCGTTTCTAAAGAGACATTTTCCTATGTAGAAGTAACTATGCCATATAAATTAACTACTGTTAGTTTGAGTAATGGAAGATCGCATTTAGTAGCACAAGAATGGGACACTTCAATCAATGTAGATATTCCTGTGAGAGTATTTAAAACTGCGATTGTTGCAGTAGCAGAACCGAATGAAATAATTATGAAAAGCTTTGCTAATTTAACTGATGATACTCCGATTGAAGATTCCAGTGAAGAGTCTAAGAAAGAATTCTATGAAGCAATGCTTAAGAACTTTAACTCAGATAAGATACAATAAGACTTAATCAAAACTGACACCGTAGTATAACACTACCAACCATCACTTGTCAATAGACAAAGAAAGAAATACCATGGCTAGTACACATTATGTAAACAATGCAGACTTCTTGCAGGAAATGATCATCTATAAGAAGATGGTAAAAGATGCAGAAGCGGAAAACAAAGATCGCCCGAGGGTTCCAGAGTATATTGGCACCTGCATGTTTAAGATTGCAACACACTTAGCACGTAAGCCAAACTTTGCCAATTACACATTCAAAGAGGACATGATATCTGATGGTATTGAAAACTGCCTATTGTACATTGACAATTTTGATCCTGAGAAGTATAGTAATCCATTTGCATACTTTACTCAGATAATTTACTATGCGTTTCTTAGAAGAATCCAAAAAGAAAAGAAGCATATGTACATTAGATACAAGAGTATGCAGAATGAAATCATTAATGTATTGGTAGACAATGCGGGTGAAGAATTCGTATCGTCACATATGAATGGAATGATCAATGATGCATACAGCGACAATTTCATTAAGGAATTTATCGAAGCATTTGAGACAAACAAAAAGAACAAGACTCCTGCACCAAAAAAGAAAGCTGTAAAGGGAGTTATTAAATTTATGGAGAATGAAGAAAATGAGCAACAATCACACACCATTGCCAGTGCAGCTTGAGTATTGGATTAAAATCGTAGAGAACAAAAGAAGTCCTGCGGATCTAAAAGCAAATGCAGTCTTGCATTTACGTTCGGTTCGTGATACAATAAACAATGTCCTTGACACACCCACTCCTAACCGCTGGAATACTCCCTATAAAAAATGAAAATCTGTTTACTTGGCGACACACACTTTGGAATTAGGAACGATTCCAAAGTCTTTCATGAATACTATGAGAAATTTTATGATGAAATTTTCTTTCCATACCTAAAGCAGAATGGCATTGATACTGTCATTCAGCTTGGAGATTTATTCGACAGACGGAAGTACATCAACTTCCTGTCGCTGACTGAGAGCAGACGTTACTTTTTTGATAAGCTTCGGAATGAAGGCATTCATCTCCATGCATTGATCGGCAATCATGATATCTTCTACAAGCATACGTTAGAAGTGAATTCGCCTGAGCTATTGCTTAAGGGCTACGACAACATCACGCTATGGAACAAAGAAGGTACATTAGAGCTTGATGGGTTATCTATCGATATGATTCCGTGGATGTGCAATGACAATGAAAAGCAGATCATGGACTTTATCAATAGCAGCGTGTCACCTATCTGTCTTGGACACTTTGAACTATTAGGCTTTGAAATGTCTAAGGGCGTAGAAAGTCATGAGGGTGTCAACTCTACATTCCTATCCCGTTATGATCATGTATACAGTGGACACTATCATACAAAGTCTACAAGTAAAAACGTTAGCTATCTTGGCACACCTTACGAACTATTCTGGAGTGACTACAAAGACACAAAGGGCTTTTATGTGCTGGACACTAAAGACAATTCGGTAGAGTTTGTAGAAAATCCATTGCGCATGTTCTACAAGATTAATTATAATGACGCAGACGGACAAGAACTCAATATTGACTACTCAGAGTATGCCAACACATACGTCAAGGTAGTTGTTATAAACAAGCAGAATCCATTCAAGTTTGACACTATGATGGATGAACTATATAAAGCATTACCGACTGACATTACTATCGTAGAAGACTTCACGGAGGCTTCATTGAATGGTGATGATGACGAAATTGACCAAGCAGAGGATACTGTCACTATCCTATCAAACTTTATTGACCAACAGAACTTGACTAATGTTGATGGAACTAAATTGAAGACACTAATGCGAGAACTCTATGTTGAAGCATTGTCTTCGGAGACAATTGAATAATGATTATCTTTAATAAATTACGTTGGAAAAACTTCATAAGCACAGGCAATGTATTCACAGAGATTAAACTAGATGATGAAGCCTCTACGCTAGTCGTTGGTGGCAATGGTTCTGGCAAGTCTACCTTTCTAGATGCAATTTGCTTTGCATTGTTTGGTAAGCCATTCCGCAACATCAACAAAGCACAGCTTATCAACACCATCAATCAAAAAGATACAATCGTTGAAGTTGAGTTTACTACTAGTGGCAAGTCTTATAAGATCGTCCGTGGCATCAAGCCAAATATATTTGAAATCTATTGTGACGGCAAGCTAATCACACAAAGCGCAGCAGTAAAAGACTATCAGGAACACTTAGAGAAATTCATTCTCAAATTGAACTACAAGTCGTTTACTCAGATTGTGATTTTGGGTAGTGCATCGTTTACTCCATTCATGCAGTTAGCAGCAGCCGAACGTAGATCAATCATTGAAGACTTGTTGGACATTCAGATTTTCTCACGTATGAATTCCGTATTGAAAGATAAAGTTGCGACACTAAAAGATGACTTGAATACTGGCAAGTATAGCATGGACTTGATCAAAGAAAAGATCACTATGCAGACAAAGTACATCAACAACATCAAGCAAGACAAGCAGAATCAAATTGATGTTTACAATGAAAACATTGAGGTAGAAGTCGAAAACATAAAAACATATACGACAGCAGCTACTGCAATAGCATTAGAGATTGCCGCACTTGAAGAGTCTGTTGCAGACAAAGAAGCTAATGCAAAGATGATTACAAAGTACAGTGGATTAAAAGACAATCTAAACAAAACGGCACTGAAGGTAGATAAAGATATCAAATTCTATACCGAAAACAATGACTGCCCTACATGTAAACAGACATTGACAGAAACGTTCAAGTCTGATATGATAGATGAACGTAAAGTAAAACTTGCTCAAGTCGTTGAAGGAATGAAAACTTTATCTGTAAAAACTTCAGAGATAAATGTAAGACAAGAAGAAATCATTCAAGTATTGAAAGCTATTGCTACACAAGAAAAATCATACAATGCAATTCAAAGCTATATCATTGCTGGTCAGAGATACATTGAAAAGACAAGACAAGAAATTGCAACACTATCAGCAGAGACTGGTAACATTGAAGTAGAACAGTCTAAGTTGACTGGATTAGAAAAATCTTGCCAAGACCATGAAGATGTTATTCGTGACCTGACAGAGAAGCGATCCTATTTTGATATTGCAGCTACTCTATTGAAAGACACTGGCATTAAGACTAAGATCATTAGACAGTACATTCCAGTTATCAATAAGCTAGTCAATAAGTACCTTGCGACAATGGACTTCTTTGTGAACTTCAACCTTGACGAATCATTCAAAGAAACAATCAAGTCGCGTCACCGTGACGAATTTTCTTATGCATCATTCTCTGAAGGCGAAAAGCAACGGATCGACATGGCACTTATGCTTACATGGCGCGCCGTTGCAAAGATGAAGAATTCAGCAAACACAAACATTCTGATTCTGGATGAAGTGTTTGATTCTTCACTAGACACTAATGGTACAGAAGACTTGATGAAAATCTTAGGTATGTTGGACGATACTAACCTATTCGTGATATCACACAAAGGCGATATCTTACAAGACAAGTTTAGGAACGTGATTAAGTTTGAGAAGGTGAATAATTTTTCAAGGATGATAAAATGATTGATATCAATGATGTAGGACTAAAGTTAGTTGAAGAGACTAGCAGCATATTAACACAAACAAGTGGCGATTTTGATTTTCAGAATCCACTGATGGATCCTAAAGAACTTGCACAGAAGTTGCATTTTCATATGGTCAAGAATGATGGTCTTGGTATTTCAGCGTGTCAGATTGGCATACCGCTAAGAGCATTTGCTATGCGTATTGAACAGAGTACTCCATTTGTTCTATTCAATCCTAGAATCGTAAACGTATCTGAAAAAGAAATCTCTATGAAAGAAGGATGCTTAAGCTTTCCTCTTTTGTTCCTGAACGTAAAGCGTCCAGACGCAGTTAGACTTAGATATCAGACAGAGACTGGTGAAACTGTTACTAATCAATTCATTGGCATGAGTGCGCGAATTGCGTTGCATGAAATGGATCACATGGACGGCAAAGTGTTTACCTCTAGAGCTTCACCATTCGAGGCTCAAAGGGCGTTGCGTAAGCGTATGATTCTAAAAAGGAAAGTGAAATAAACTATGAGCACCGAGGAAGACAAATTCAAACATAGCAAGCGTCTCCTAAAAGACGAAAACGCAGTGAAGAAACAAGTTAGAATTGCAAAAGAGTTTGGTGTGCCAGTCAAAGAACCGCATAAGTTTGCTAAACATCACGCAATGAATTGTGGTAATCCAAAATGTGTTATGTGCATGAACCCACGTAAGTCGTTTGGTGAACTCACAATGCAAGAAAAGAAATTCAATCAGCGTGAACGTATCGTAGAGGCTTCAAATGATTAAAGAGAAATATCTTGGTGCATACATGAAGACTGCAAGGGTCTTTGCAGAATTAAGTAGCGCCGCGCACAGGCATGTTGGCGCTATCATTGTCAAAGATGATAGAATTATTTCTATTGGGTACAATGGAATGCCTTCTGGATGGGACAACAATTGCGAATACCTGCAACATCGGATTGCACAGGAGCCAATTCTAGTTACTAGACCCGAAGTTCTCCATGCCGAATCAAATGCTATTGCTAAGTTAGCTAAGTCTACCGAAAGTGGTGACGGAGCTTCTATGTTTATCACTTGCAGTCCATGTATAGAATGTGCTAAAATGATCTATCAAAGCGGGATCAAAGAGGTATTCTATGACGAGGACTACAAGAGCACCCAAGGTTTAGATTTCCTAAATAAATGTGAAATCAAAGTCGTAAAACTAAAGGAATGATATGACAGTAAAAGAAACAACAGCATACGAAAGTTGCATCGGAGAAAAAGTTGAGTTGCCTAAACCAACTTCACTAGTTGAATTTATGGAATTGAATGAAGAAGAAAAGCTTCAGCTAGAACAAGACACGGACAAAGAATGGCAGAAGCATTGGATAGGAATGCCCGAGTATTCACAGCAAGACAATCCTCCATACAAAAAACTTATCGTAAGCTTTAGAACCAAAGAAGACTATGAAGAATTTTCTAAGTTGATTAGCCAAGGTCTTAGCGAAAAGACTAAGAGCATTTGGCATCCAAAACTAGACAGGGACGCTAATGCGCTCCGTCGTTGGATTCAGGAAGAAGCATGATGAACCCGAACTATCCTGTATATATTATATCAAAGGGTAGAGCCGATTCTATGTTTACTTCTCGCTCGCTTGCGAGAATGAAAGTGCCTCATTACATTGCAATTGAGCCTCAAGATGAAAAGCCGTATGAACAAGCTCTAGATACTTTCGGTATTAAAGAGTATGTAACATTACTTGTCGCGCCATTCAGCAATCATGGTGACGGACCAGGTCGTGCTAGAAACTGGTGCTGGGATCATGCTATCACAATTGGTGCAGATAAGCATTGGGTGCTTGATGACAACATCAATGACTTCTATCGCCTTCAACACAATCAACGAATTCGTGTAGAGTCTGGTGCTATCTTTAAAGCAGCAGAAGATTTTGTTGATCGATATGAAAACGTTCCTATTGCAGGCTTTCAGTACCGATTCTTTATTGCACCCAACTCAAAGTATCCTGCGTATTCAAAGAACACACGGATTTATTCTTGTCTGTTAATTGACAATAACTGTAAGCACCGCTGGCGTGGTCGATACAATGAAGATACTGATATTTGCCTCCGTGTCCTCAAAGATGGTGACTGCACAATTCAGTTTAACGTATTCTTGCAAGGCAAAGCAGCGACACAGACTGTTAAGGGTGGCAACACCGAAGAGTTCTATCATAAAGAAGGAACGCAAGACAAAACACAATGGCGCGATGGTACATTGAATCCTGAAGGCACAATTAAGAAGTCTCAAATGCTTGTCGATTTGCATCCTGATGTGTCTAAGATTGTATGGAGATACGGTAGATGGCATCACTATGTTGACTATCTTCCGTTCAAAAAGAATGCACTCAGATACAAGCCAGGTATTGAGATTGATCCTAAACCAAATAACTATGGAATGAAGTTGACTACAAACTTTAAGGGATAAAAAAGTATGAGTATAGTCAATGAGATTGGTAAAGAAGGATTGAGAAGATATCTTGAAAACTGCGCTAAGGTTGCAGACATTGATATTGAAGACGCATTTAAAGTTACAGTAAATTGTATCAAAGCGCATGAGGGCGCAAGTATTAATGATGATGATATGCGCCAAATGAAAGACCTTGAGAATAGGTGGTATGCGTCATTGATTACTGAAACGCCAGATTATTCTGTCTATTCTGATCCCTATTATTTTTGTGAAGTATGGATGTGCTGGGTAAAATACTCAAGAAGATATCTCAAAGAAATTAATTCTTTCAAGTCAATGTCTGGTAGAAGTATAGTCGATTATATAGGTAATATAGATAATGTTATTGATTTAGGATGTGGCTTTGGTTATACTACTGTTGGTATGAAAGAGTTATTCCCTAACTCTGATATATATGGAACAAACGTCAAAGATAACTATCAATATAAAATGGCAACAGAGTTAGGCGATAAACATAATTTTAAAATTGTCGAAAATATTAGTCAAATTGAAAATACAAAGTCTAGTTTAATCTTTGCATCCGAATACTTTGAACATTTTGATAGACCTATAGAACATTTAATTGAGGTATTAGAGTATAATTCTCCAAAGTTTATGTTAATAGCTAATACATTTAATGGAAAAGCAATAGGACATTTCAATGAATATAAACACAGTACTAATCGATATAGTGGAAAAGAAATTGGAAGATTATTTGGCAAAACATTGAGAGAATACGGATACGAAACTGTTGATACGAATTGCTGGAACAATAGACCCGCATTTTGGGAAAAGAAAAGTATTTCTAAGTCGCCTCTTGCTAAGTTTTTAATGGATTAATATTTAAAGGATGATAATTATGAAAACTATGTTGATATACTTAGGATGTATCTTCTATACACTGTACATTTATACAGTACTTTTTATGCCTAGAGGTGTTATGGCGATGATTCCTTCCAAGATTCTAGCATTCCCTGCGGAAAATTGGCTATCCAGAAGGTTTTTTAAAATAAATTGAGGGAATTCGTTGCTTTTTTGCAACAAAACCAAAAATAGTTGTTGACGGGACTGGCAAACCTGTTATTATAGAGTCTTAGTGATTGAGATTTAAGGATAACAGTATGAGCCACATAGAACATCCAGACGCATATGCTGCCGCTACCAAGCGCAACATCATCATGAATGCCCGCACGACATTCTTCCGCACTGTTGCCGATGCGCCTCAGATTATTGAGTACTTGGATCGTCAACCCGACCGTAACCAGTTTGCGCAAAGCCTGCGT